TGAAGATGTTTCTAGCTTTATTTTAGATTTAATAGATGAACAGAAAAAAGGTGATTTACCCTATGATTTACTATTCTTATGGGATTCAATTGGATCAGTACCTTGTGAAATGTCTATAAAATCAAATAAAAATAATAATGAATGGAATGCCGGTGCAATGTCTACTCAATTTGGTAATAACGTAAACCAAAGAATTACATTATCAAGAAAAGAATCATCACCGTTTACTAATACATTAGTTTGTATCAATAAAGTATGGACAGCAAAAGCTGAATCACCAATGGGTAAACCTAAGTTAATGAATAAAGGTGGATTTGCTATGTGGTTTGATTCTACATTTGTAGTAACATTTGGCAATATAATGTCTGCTGGAACTTCCAAAATTAAAGCAATTAAAGATGGTAAGCAAGTAGAATTTGCTAAACGTGTTAATGTTCAGATTGATAAAAACCACATTAATGGAGTTACAACAAGAGGTAGAATTGTAATGACACCTCATGGATTTATTTTAGATAATGATAAAGCATTAAAAACTTATAAAGAACAAAATGCTAAAGCCTGGAAAGAAATTCTAGGAGGTGGTGATTTTAAAATAGTAGAGGAAGACCAAAACTATGAAGATATTACCTCATATATAGGAGAACCCGAATAAATTATGAAACAAAAAGAATTATTAAAACTCCTGGACGATGTTCAGGAGAACGGAAAAGAGACTGCTTCTGGTGAAAGATTTTTATTAATAGATGGATTAAATTTATTTTTTAGAAACTTTGCTGTAATGAATATGGTAAATCCTGATGGGGTACATATTGGAGGTTTAGGTGGATTTTTTAGGTCACTAGGTGCTGAAATCAGAAGAATCGAACCTACCCAAGTATATGTAATATTTGATGGAGTTGGTTCTTCTAATAACAGAAAAAATATAATACCTGAATATAAATCAGGTAGAGATCTACAGCGTATTACAAATTGGGAGGTATTCGATAATCATGATGAAGAAGATGATTCAAAGGTAGACCAAATTGTTAGAATTATTCATTATTTAAAAACTTTACCAGTTAAAACTATATCTATTGATAAAGTTGAAGCTGATGATATTATTGCCCATTTAAGTAGAATTTTACCTAAAAATGATAAAGACAAAGCATTTATAGTATCTAGTGATAAAGATTTTATCCAGTTAGTAAGTGAAAATGTATTTTTATATAGACCAATGGAAAAGGAATATTATACTAGGCAAACTGTTTATGACAAATATAATATGTCCCCTGAAAATTTTATATTACATAAAACACTTTTAGGAGATAATTCTGATAAAATTAAAGGAGTTAAAGGACTAGGAGAAAAAGGATTATATAAAAAATTTCCTGAATTACAAGAACGTGATTTAACTTTAAAAGATATAATCCAAATATCAGAATCAAAATTTAAAGAGCATGTAGTATATGCTCGTATAGTTCAAATGGTTAATGAGTTAGAAAAAAATTATAAAGTAATGGATTTATCTAACCCAATGATCGATGAAAGAGATAAAGAATATTTAAAAGAGATTGTCGATTCAAAAGAGCTTTCGTATATTCCCGAACAGTTCGTAGCAATGTATCACCAAGATAAATTGGGAGGGATGATCAGAAATGTAGATTTCTGGGTAAAAGATGTTTTCGCAAAATTAGTTATATGACATTAAAAACTTTAAACCAATACGGTCCTCACTTTCAAGTAAGAGTACTGTCTTCATTATTAAATCATAAGGATTTTTTAACAAATATCCATGATATTTTAAGTGAGGATTATTTTGATAACCAATCCCATAAATGGATAATATCAGAAATCTTAAAATATTACGATAAGTATCACACTACTCCCTCAATGGATGTTCTTAAAATAGAACTACAAAAGATAGAAAATGAAGTATTAGGTTTAGGTATTAAAACTGAATTAGGTTTAGCATATAGAGTAGATGAAGATGATTCTGATTACATTCAAGAAGAATTCTCATCATTTTGTAAAAACCAACAACTTAAAAAGGCATTATTAGGTAGTGTAGATTTGCTAAAAATGGGGGATTATGATTCCATAAAAAACTTAATTGGCAACGCATTAAAAGCAGGCCAGGATAAAAACATAGGACATGAATATAAAAAAGACATTGAATCTAGATATAGGGAAGACCATAGAACAACAATTGCAACCCCTTGGGAAAAAATTAATGATATACTCCAAGGTGGACTTGGAAATGGTGATTTTGGCCTTATATTTGGTAATCCAGGAGGTGGTAAATCTTGGACATTAGTAGCATTAGGTGGATCTGCAGTAAGAGCAGGTTATAATGTTTTACACTATACCTTAGAATTAGGTGAAAAATATGTAGGAAGACGTTATGATGCTTTCTTTAGCAATATCCCAGTTGATAATATTACTAAAAATAGAGAAAAAATAGAAGGAATAGTAGATAAAATTCCAGGCAATTTAATTATAAAAGAGTTTCCAACAGGAAAGGCAACAGTTTCTACGGTAGAATCACATATCAAAAAAGTTACAGACACAGGAGTTAAACCTGATTTAATTATAATAGATTATGTTGACTTACTTGGCACAAAAAAGCGAACAGTTGATCGTAAGAGTGAAATTGATGATATTTATACTAGCACAAAAGGTCTCGCTCGAGAATTAGATATTCCAATTTGGAGTGTTTCTCAAGTTAACAGAGCTGGAGCTAATGATGCTATTGTAGAAGGAGATAAAGCAGCTGGATCTTATGATAAACTTATGATCACAGATGTTTGTGTATCCCTTTCTAGAAGAAAAGAAGATAAAGTTAATGGAACCGGTAGATTCCATATAATGAAAAATAGATACGGAATGGATGGAATAACTTTTAGTGTTAAAGCTGATACCTCAACAGGTCATTTTAAAGTTTATGATTATGACCCTCATGATGTAGTAGAAGAACCACAAAATAATGGATCTAGTCTTAAAAAAGATTTTTCTGATATGGATAAACAATTACTAAGAAGCAAATTACTAAATTTAAACTCATAAACTACAAAATGACAAAAAGAAACCTAACCCAAGAGAGGGTAGTATACAAACCCTTTGAATACCCTCAAGCAGCAGATTATTGGTTAAAACAACACCAAGCACATTGGATTCACACAGAAGTGCCAATGATGTCTGATATAAATGATTGGAAGCAGAATTTAAATAAAACCGAAAAAAATATTATTGGTTCTATTTTAAAAGGATTTGCTCAAACTGAAACAGTTGTTAATGATTATTGGACAGGATTAGTTACAAAATGGTTTCGAAAACCTGAAATAATTGCAATGGCTACTACTTTTGGAGCTATGGAGACTATACATGCCGAAGCTTATTCTTTACTTAATGAAGAATTAGGTTTAGATGATTTTAGTGAATTTTTAGAAGATAAAACTACAATGGCTAAAATTGAAACATTAATGAATGTTAGAGATAGTTTTAATGGTGAAGTAAATTGGCATGAAAGAGCCAAATCATTAGCTATATTTTCAGCATTTACAGAAGGAGTAAATTTATTTTCATCATTTGCTATTTTGCTCTCATTTAAAATGAGAAATAAACTTAAAGGAGTAGGTCAAATAGTAGAATGGAGTATAAGAGATGAATCTATGCACTCCGAAGCTGGATGTTGGTTATTTAAAACACTAATAGATGAAAACCCCCATTTAAACACTCCAGAATTAGAAGCAGCAATAAATGAAGCAGCTTTACTATCATTACAATTAGAGATTGATTTTATAGAAAAAGTATACGAGTTAGGTGATTTAGAGGGATGTTCTAAATATGATTTAATTAATTTTATTAAAAATAGAGTTAATACAAAATTAGGAGATTTAGGGTATAATCCTATAGTAGGAGATGTAGATCTAACAGCAGTAAGTAATATGAAGTGGTTTGATGCTTTAAGTGCAGGAAAACAACATACAGATTTCTTTGCAAACAGAGTAACAAATTATAGTAAAGGACATTTAGAGTGGGATGCCTCGTCAATTTTTTAAATTATGGATAATAACTTAGTAGCAGATACAACAAAATGGGAAAAGGGTAAAGATTACCCTGAATGGATGAATGACGTAGCCTTATCTACAATCTCAAAAGGTTATTTATTGCCAAATGAAACACCTAAAAAGGCATATCGTAGAGTAGCAAACTCTGTAGCAACAAGATTAGGTAGACCTGATTTAGAAAGTAAGTTTTTTAAATACATCTGGAATGGTTGGATTGGTTTAGCTTCTCCTGTTTTATCAAACACAGGCACAGATAGAGGATTACCAATTTCATGTTTTGGTGTTGATACCCCGGATTCAATTAGAGGAATTGGACTAACTAATGCAGAATTAATGAAACTTACTTCACAAGGTGGTGGAGTAGGTATTTCATTATCAAGAATTAGAGAAAGAGGTTCAACTATTAAAGGAAATGGAAAATCAGAAGGAGTAGTTCCATGGGCTAAAATATATGATTCAACTATAATAGCTACAAACCAAGGAAGTGTACGAAGAGGAGCGGCTAGTGTTAATTTAGATATTAACCACCCTGATATTGGTGAATATCTTCAAATTAGAAGACCAAAAGGTGATCCCAATAGACAATGTTTAAACTTACACCAATGTATAGTAGTAGATGATGCCTTTATGAGAAGGTTAAATGATAGAGATCCAGAATCAATGAATCTTTGGATGCAAATTTTAAAATCAAGAGTTGAAACTGGAGAACCTTACATAATGTTTAAAGATAATGTTAATAAGGATAATCCAATGGCTTATTTAATGAATAATTTAGATGTGTCAATGACTAATATTTGTTCTGAAATAACATTACATACAGATGAAGAACATAGTTTTATATGTTGTTTATCAAGTTTAAATTTAGCTAAATACGATGAATGGAAAGATACAGATGTAGTTGAAACCGCTATTTATTTTCTTGATGGTATAATGGAAGAATTTATTCAAAAAACTAATGGTAAAGAATCAATGATTAGAACCCACAGACATGCTAAAAAAGGTAGAGCATTAGGTTTAGGTGTAATGGGGTGGCATACGTTTTTACAAAAGAAAAATCTACCATTTAATTCTATTGCATCAACTGCCTGGACTCATACGGTATTTTCACAAATAAAATTAAAAGCAGAAACTGCATCTCGTGAATTAGCAGAAGAATATGGAGAACCTTTATGGTGTAAAGGAACAGGTATGAGAAATACTCATTTATTGGCGGTAGCACCAACAGTATCTAATTCTAGAATATCGGGATGTTCAGCAGGAATAGAACCACAACCCGCAAATGTTTATACATTTAATGGAGCTAAAGGTACATTTATAGTTAAAAACCCAGAATTAGTAAAAAAACTAAAAGAAAATGATCATGATACTGAAAAGGTATGGGATTCAATTTTAGTTGATAATGGTTCAGTACAGAATCTATCAAATAATATACTAAGCGAATCTGATAAAGAAGTATTTTTAACATTTTCAGAAGTAAATCAATTAGGTTTAATTCAACAAGCAGCTATTAGACAAAAATATATAGATCAAACCCAATCATTAAATTTATGTTTTGATCCAACAGATTCTCCAAAGTGGATAAATCAAGTACACTTAGAGGCATGGAAATTAGGCATCAAAACACTATACTATTTACGAACTGACTCAGTTATTAAAGGAGATTTAGGATCCCGTGTAGCAGATTGTATTTCTTGTGAAGGGTAGTAAAGTTACACATATGTATACCAAAATACATTAATGAAGTACTTAAAAAGATTTTGGAACTGGTTACTAGGAAAAACTACTCTTGATGAAAAAATAAAAGAAAGAGTGTATAGAATAAAAGAAGAATTTCAAGACGTTAAAGATTCTGTATCTGAACTTGTTGATCAAGCTGAAGATGTTATAGATGCTGCTAAAGGTAAAAAACGAAGAGGCAGACCTAAGAAAAAATAATTAATTTTTAAGTTAATAGTTATTAAAAAAAATAAAGTTTTATGAAAATTATAAATTATATAAAACAAAAACTTATGGCTTTTAGAGATATGTTTAAAGATGACAACGATATTAATGAAAAAAATGTTGTTGGATTTGCTGCATTCGCTATGATGGTAATATTTGCTTTAGTAGATATTATAACAGGAATATATGGAGAGGAACTTCATGTACAAGAATATATCTATAACTCTTTTGTTATAATAACATTAGGTAGTTTTGGTATAGCTGAAGCAGGTAAAATTTTTAGTCAAAAATAAAAACAAATTATGATAGTAGAATTAAATCTAGCACAAGCCGAAGAGATACTTACAAACTTATCAAAAATAGAAAAGCCATCAGATAATATAACAAGTGTTAAATCTGCTATAAAGTTAAGAATAAAACAAGAAACAGAACTTCAAGTTGAAGAAATAAATAGATTAATTCAAAGAATATCTGATAATGGTTTTAATGACAGTACTATGCTAAGTAATTTTAACTCTGCAAAAAGCAGCATCCAGACAGCATCCGAGACAACAAAAAACAAATATTTTGATGGAGATGGAAAAGAAAAATAATAAAAATGCTATTAAAAAAAGGATCTAAAGGCCCAGATGTTAAAGACTTGCAAGAAGCTTTAGGACTAACAGCTGATGGTATATTTGGCTCTGGTACAGAAACAGCAGTAAAAGAATTTCAAAGGGAAAATGGATTAACCGTTGATGGTTTAGTAGGCAGAGGAACTTGGGAAATGCTAGGTTTAGATACTGATGAATCAAGATGGGATGCTGCAATTGATAAAGATGATAAACTAGAACGTTTAGGTAAATATACAACTAAAGGTGGTTTAGAAATAGATAGAGCTTATTTAGATGGAGATGAATTTGTAAGAGACTATGGTAAAATAGAACCATTAGGATTTTTTATTCATCATACAGCTGGTTGGGATAATCCCTATAACACTATTAATAGTTGGAACCGAGATACAAGAGGTAGAGTAGCTACACAATATTGTATTGGTGGTACTAATGTAAAAGGAAAAGATGCACCTAATAATGGTGTAGTAGTTGAATGTTTTCCAAATAATTATTTAGGATGGCATTTAGGTAAAGTAGGTGGATTTGCTATTTCAAAATTTTCGGGAGGTGTAGAATTAAACAATTTTGGATATTTAACTAAAAAAGGAGATAAATACTACACTTATGTTAATACCGAAGTCCAACCAGAATATGTTTGTGATTTAGGATATAAATTTAGAGGTCACCAATACTGGCATGCTTACTCAGATAAGCAAATAGAAAGTTTAAGATTGCTTATTTTACATTTAAAAGACATTTACCCAAAGATGGACCTAGAAAATGGTATTCCTAAAATGTTAAAAGAAGGAGTTCACCCAAAAGAAGCATTTGAGTTTAATGAAGACGCATATAATGCAAAACAATTTGGGTTATGGTCACATACATCAGTAAGAAAAGATAAATTTGATTGCTTTCCTCAAGAAGAACTTGTTAATATGTTAAAAAATCTTTAATAAATATGAAAACCTCTACGATAATTCTATCAACATCTGCAGTACTTTCTTTTATAGGTTCTTATTTTTTAGATTTAACTTTAGATAATGCCGATCAGTTTTTATCAATTGCCTGTGTAGTTCTACTAGATGGTGTTTTTGGTATAATGGCTGGAATTAAAAGAGAAGGATTTAAAACATATAAGGCTTTAAGCGTTTTAAGAACTGTAGTAATATGGTGGGTTCTTCTAGGAGTAATATTAACCGTAGAAAAGTCATTTGCAGGGACAGCTTGGCTTAGTGAAACTGTGGTTGTACCTTTCCTGCTGTTTCAAATTATTAGCGCCCTTAAAAATGCTTCTATGGCTGGATTTATAAAAATGGATCTTTTAAATAAAATATTAGACAAAATAGATAAGCATAAGGGTTTAAGAAATTAAATTTTATATTATGTTTAAAAAAATACAAGAAAGAGCATTCCCGTTCTTAATAGCTCTATCGGCTTTATCAGTATCAGCTTCAGCTGCTTTTTATTCAATTAGTGGATTATCAAAATTATTTGCTGGGGCAGCTTTTGCAGTTATAGTAATGTCTGCTTCATTAGAAGTTGCTAAATTAGTAATAGCATCTTTACTTTATCAATACCGTAAAACCTTACCATTTTTATTAAAATCCTATTTATCAGTGGCGTGTGTTGTGCTGATACTAATAACTTCAATGGGTATTTACGGCTTCCTATCGGCAGCATACCAAACGACGGCAAACAAAGAAGGTAATGCAGAATCTCGCATAGTATTAATAGAAACTAAAAGAGATAATATCAAGGACCAATTAGAGGTTTATACTGGAGAAAAGTCATCTATAAATGAAGCAGTATCAGAACTTAGGAAAGGACTATCTAATAATAAAATACAGTGGAGAGATAAAGAAACAGGCCAAATTATTACTTCAACATCGAGTAGAACTAGAAAAGCATTAGAAAAACAACTAGACCAAGCTATAATCAGACAAACAGAAATAAATGCTAAAGTAGATGTTTTAAATGAAAAAATATTTGAATATGAAACTGAAATAGTAGAAACTAGAATAGGAGATGGTTCTACAAGTGAACTGGGGCCGCTTAAATATCTATCAGGATTAACAGGTTTACCCATGGATAAAATTATAAATTATCTTTTATTAACAATAATATTTGTATTTGATCCTTTAGCTATAGCATTAGTAATAGCTGCTAATTTTGCATTTGCAAGATTAAATAATAATAAAAAACAAAATATATATGGTGAGATTGTAAAAATAAGACAAAAACCCACAGACACAAAATCAGATTTAATATTTAAAGATGCTATAGCTTCCCCTATATCTGATACTGAAGATTTTCTTGAAGAGGAAGTAGAAGAAAAACAGGAAGAGAGAAAAGCCGAGAGGGTTAAAGCCCCAACACCTCCTTCTTCTACTGAATCTTCTATTAACCAAAAATTAAAAGAATTAAAACAACGTTTATCAAATACACCAAAAACAAAAAGGGTAGGTCCTAACTCAATAAAATCTTTAAAATCCCAAATTGAATCTCTTAAAAAAGACAACGATAAAGATGATGATTTAACAATTCTTTATTAAAAATATTTGGCTTCCTAAATAAGGGTTCGTATATTTACTACATGGATAAATTGAGAACCCAATACATTTTCAACATAGACAAAGAACACGTTACACAAGAGATATCAAAATTACAACCACTTAATTATAACCAATTTAGATGGTGGAGACGATTTGATTCACCAAATAAACCCCTTCATAAAAATTCAGATTTATTAGATAAAATTCAAAATGGGGACTTTGATTTTTCCCATTATTTTTGGCAGGCAAAATATACAGAAATGGAAATGGATGAAATTCATAATGAGGTCTGGCCTGACTCAGTTAAATATAAGGAAAAAACTTCAATCCATGGTGCCCGAAGACAACGTTTATGGGCTGATTTTGAAAAAGACGAACAAGAAAAACTCAATAGCATATATAAAGAATTTTCTCTTTCTATTAGAATGACTCGTAAACAAGTAAGAGAAGGAATAGAAGAATTTGGAGGTACGCTAGAGGATTATTATCATTACTGTAAAGATAAGTTTGGAGCAAGACACAAACGATTAGAAACAAGAGGAAGACCAAGAAAAGTTATATGAAAGTATCACACGAAGCACCAATACCCTATATGAAACAAGTTAGGGGATTAATTGATTATGATTATTGTCTCCCCCATATGTTAGATGAAAATGAAGATTATGTAAAATATTTTCAAGAATCTAAAGAAATGGGGCGGTATATTATTATGGATAACTCCTTACATGAGTTAGGACATCCATATGATAAAGAACGTTTGGCACATTGGTTATATTATTTCAAACCTGATGAGTTTATAGTACCTGATTATTGGCAGGATAAAACAGCAACGTTAGTATCAGCTAAAGAATGGATTAATAAAATATATCCTGAAAATACTACTCCTATGGCTGTAGTGCAAGGTAAAAATAAAAATGAATCCAGAGAATGTTATGATATATTAAAACATCAAGGATATCAAAAAATAGCATTTAGTTATGGGGCTGATTGGTATTATGAAAATGGAAAATCTACTTCTAAAACCACAGAAAATATAACAGTAACTAAAGCCCATGGCCGGTATAATTTTATAAAAGAATTATATGAGGATAATACAATATCAAAATCAGATAGAATACATTTATTAGGTTGCAACATACCCCAGGAATTTAAATGGTATAAAAATATGCCATTTATAAAAACAATAGATACTTCAAACCCAGTTATACATGGTTTATCAGGAATAAAATATGAACCTTGGGGGTTAAATAACAAAATATCTACTAAGGTAGATAAATTTAAAGGAGAAGCTGAGCATTGGGAAACAGCAATTTACAATATACAATTATTTAAAACATTTATACCAAAAACATGAAACAAGCAGTATTAAGTTTAAGTGGTGGAATGGATAGCAGTACGCTATTACTTCACCTATTAGCAAACGATTATAAAGTAACAGCTCTAAGTTTTGATTATGGTCAAAAACATAGAGT